TATGCCACCTCATTCCAATTTTTATCAAGGATTGTTTCACTATCTGCCCTTGACCAATCGACCTCAAAATCTTTAGTCGATTGAAAAGTTTCTTCAGTTCCATCTTTATAAAGAATATTTAACTCCGAATATCTGATTGAATAATCTTTTACTTTATCCCAATCAATACCTAACTCGTCTAAGTCAAATTCAATCGTTTGCGCATAGTTTGCTTGTATATATTTTGGTTTACTCATTATGCCACCTCTCTATTCATAATACTAAAAGTAAAAAGGGGATTGCTCCCCTCTTATTCTTCCCCCTTGTTTTGTGCCTCGTAAACACTGTTAAACTTATCCTCTACCATTTCTTTGGCTAAATCCTCTAACTCGACATATTTATGTAAGAACTCAGGTTTAAAAGTATTCAATCTTACAAATTGTTCAATACTCCATTTCCATTTTGCTTGATATTCTTCAAGCGTTATTTTCTCGTTTTCTATTTTAATAGTTTTCATTTTTATTACCTCTCTAGTAGTTAAATTATGAAGACCTTGCACTTTGTCAAATGCTGTATGTATATACAGTAGTTGTTGTTGTGTTTCCGTCTTCATGTGGTTATATTGTCAAATTGTTAAAATATGTCAAGTCTTTTTTAAAATAATTATCAAGTTTTTAAAATAAATATAATTTTACAAAGGGATAATATTTTACAAAGGTCTGTATACTAGATTTAACAATTTGTCAAGTTTTGCAAAATATTTTAAAAACCCTTGACAAATTTGTAAAATTATGTTATGTGCTAAAAAACACTTGACAAAGTTTTTAAAATGTGATAAGGAAAATTAATTGTGACAATTTGCACAAAAGGCTTGACGGGGTTTTAAAATTTTGATAGGGGGAGGCAGGATGCACATGGGGGGTATACCCATATATATATAGTTGACGTATATTTTACAAAGGTTTTATACGTTTACCAGTTATATAAAAACCCCCTAGTTCTGATATAAATTTTAACAAGGTTTGACAGGGGTATGTGTATGTTGCAACCCTGCCAAACTTACAGTTTTATTATACACTTTTTTTTCCCATTTGTCAAGGGGTATTATCATGTAGTAACGTAAAGGTTACATTTGATTATAAAATACTTGTTAGGACTTGACAAATGATAATTCATACTGTATAATAAGCTTATGAGTTATTTAGAACCTCGTAAGAAAACTCTTACTGAGAAGCAACAAAAGTTTTTAGATTGTTTAGTGGAAACACAAGGCAATCCTAAACAAGCAGCCGAACTTGCAGGATACTCAGGCAACTACCATCAAGTACTGAAATCGTTAAAAGAAGAAGTGATAGATTTAGCCTCGGAAGTATTAGCAAGGTCAGCACCTAGAGCAGCTTTTAAGTTGATTGAGGTTATGGAGTCCGATAGACCCGTACCTCAAGCATCTAATAAGCTCCAAGCAGCCCAGACTATTCTAGATAGGGTGGGTGTTGCTAAAACAGAACGCATCAATGTTAATCATACGACAGGTGGTGGTATCTTTATCCTCCCTGAGAAGAATGATGTTACCGATGCTGATTATGAGGTAATTGAGAGTGAAGATATTCCTGACTGAAGTGACAGACCCAGTTGATGATAAAAAGTTAATTGGTCCTTATATTAAGGCTGAAACTTTTGAGGAAGCTGAAAAAATCGCTTTTGAATATGAACTAGGTTTGATAGGGGAACTCCATGAGTTGATTACCGATGAGAATGACCCAAGAATAACATTACACTGATGAGTAAAAAAGACCCAAGATTAGCACGAGTAGGAGTTTCAGGTTACAATAAACCTAAGAGAACTCCCAGCCATCCTAAGAAATCACATGTTGTGGTTGCTAAGGTTGGTGATAAGGTTAAGACGATTCGTTTTGGCGAACAGGGTGCTAAGACAGCTGGTAAGCCTAAAGCAGGTGAATCAGAACGAATGAAGAAGAAACGTAAGAGTTTCAAAGCTCGTCATGCAAAGAACATTGCCAAAGGCAAGATGTCAGCCGCATATTGGGCAGATAAAGTAAAATGGTAAACGTTCAAGCCTAATGGCTCGGAAGTAGACTGGTTGTAGTTGAAGGAACGCACATCTGATAAGGAGGTGCAGTATGTCAATTACAACACAACTAACTTTGAAAAAAGTTTTACAAACTAAGAAATTAAAACAACGAGAACAAGCATTTAAATTGTTCTTACTAAAAAGGAAATAAAATGGAATATTTATTAGTAATTATATTTGCTGTAGCAGTTGCTGCAGTTGCATTACATGCGTTTAAACCTGAATGGTTTGCACCAGTAAAAGAATTAATCAATAAAAAGAAATTAAGCAGAAGCAGTAAGAAGAAGTAATGCCACAAATCGGAAGTCCGGATAAACCGGTAACATTTAAATCAGGCACTATTGCTGGGAAGGGTTCCAAAGCCCGTCCCGGTGTTTACACTAAAGAATACAGAGACAACTTTGATAGGATATTTGGAAATGCCAAGAAAAAAAAGCACAACAAAAAGTAAAAGCAAGGTGAATCAAGCTGGTAACTATACAAAACCGGCTATGCGTAAGAGGCTTTTCGAGAAAATCAAAGCCGGTTCTAAAGGTGGTAAACCCGGACAGTGGTCGGCTCGGAAAGCCCAGCTTTTAGCTTCTGAATATAAGAAGAAAGGCGGAGGCTATAAGTAATGTTGTATGGAGTCGAAGAAGCATTTAGATTTATGAAGGAATGGTTAAGAAACGATGCCGTTGAAAAAGGGAAAAAGTCAAAAGGTCGTCAGCGAAAACATTCGCAGACTAAGAAAAGAAGGTAAACCACAGAAACAAGCTGTGGCGATTGCCTTATCTAAAAGTAAGAAGTATGGCAAAAGCAAAGTCGCAAAGAAGTCTAGATAGATGGACCAAACAAAAATGGACAACAGCTAGTGGTAAAAAATCTAGTAAGACTGGTGAAGTTTACGCACCTAAGAAGACCATAGAGAAATTAAAGTCCACTGCTGCAGGTCGTAAGAAACTTGCCGCTGCTACTAAGAAAAAACGAGCAGCTACTAAGAAAGGTAAACAATATGCTAAGCACGGACTACATAAAGGCAAGAAACGATGATGATGTTACCCGATGGTTACATTAAAAGAAAAACCTCAACCATTCCTTTTGGTTATGCCGAATCCGATATTGATGGTTATTTTAAACCCGTGCCAGAAGAGTTAGAAGCTCTTGAGGTTGTTGAAGAAATGCTCAACAATCAAGAAATAAGTCTGCAAATTGCTTCAGACTGGTTAGGCTACAAAGTTGGTCGTACTATGTCAAAAGCTGGACTGAAGAAACACATGGATAAAAAATATGGCAAAACGAGGCAGACCTTCGCTTGATGAAGTTCTTAGCGATGTTAATAAAGCTAAGCAACATAAAACCAAAGTCAAACGAACTTTAAAATCCAAAGAAGACCAGATTAAAAAGCTAGAAATAGCTTTAAGCAACAAACGCAATTCCCTTAAAAAATCCAAAGAAGTTTTAGCAAAGCTTGACAAGACTGCTGACAATCAAGTTGTTAGTGAAGAACAGTTGCAAGATTTGCCCAAGGCTGTACAAGATGCTGTCACTTCTGACAATGTTTTATTTCAACCCAACGAAGGACCACAGACAGACTTTCTAGCAGCCGATGAAAAAGATGTCTTGTATGGTGGTGCTGCCGGTGGTGGTAAATCCTATGCCATGTTGGTTGACCCCTTAAGATACTGCCATAAGAAAGCTCATCGTGCTTTGATACTTAGAAGGTCTATGCCAGAACTACGAGAATTGATTGATAAGTCTCGTGAATTATATCCCCAAGCATTTCCCGGTGCTAAGTTTCGAGAAGTTGAAAAGGTTTGGAACTTTCCGTCAGGAGCTAAAATAGAATTTGGCTTCTTGGAAAAAGATGCTGACGTTTATCGTTATCAAGGTCAAGCCTATTCTTGGATTGGTTTTGATGAGATTACCCACTTACCGACAGAGTTTGGGTGGAACTATCTAGCTTCTCGACTTAGAACTACTGACAAATCATTAAAGACTTACCTACGATGCACTGCTAACCCCGGTGGTGTTGGTGCAGCTTGGGTAAAAAAAAGATACGTTGAACCAGCAGAACCTAATAATTCTTTTAAGGGTTCTGATGGCTTGACTAGAAAATTCATTCCAGCATTACTACAAGATAACCCATACCTATCTGAAGATGGTGTTTATGAAACTATGCTGAAATCTTTACCAGCAACACAACGTAAACAACTACTTGAAGGTAACTGGGACATTGCCGAAGGTGCAGCCTTTAGTGAATTTGATGTTGGATTGCATATTGTTGACCCCTTTCAGATACCTCCACACTGGCAAAGAGTTAAAGGAATTGACTATGGATATGCTTCAGAATCGTGTTGTTTATGGGGTGCAGTCGATATAAATGACGGAACTTTGATAATTTATAGGGAATTATACCAAAAAGGCTTGACAGGAGAGGAATTAGGTGGTATAATAACTAATATGGAACTAGAAGACCCAATCTCAGTTTCAGGTGTACTTGATACTGCAGCTTGGGCAAGAACAGGAACGACTGGTCCTACTGTTGGAGAAACTCTGCAAAAGATGGGTCATAAACTCAGACGAGCAGACAAAAATAGAATACAAGGAAAAATACAGATACATGAGTATTTGAAAGAGCAGCCTAGCGGAAGACCTAGACTGCAAATATTTAGTACTTGTAAGAATTTGATAAGGGAGTTACAAACGATTCCACTATCAAAGAATAACTCTGAAGATGTGGATACTCATGCTTCTGACCACGCATACGATGCATTAAGGTATATGATAATGAGTAGACCTAGAATCCAATCAACTTACGATGAGTTGAGAAGGATAAAAGAAGAGTCATTGTTTAATCCAGCAGATTCGACTTTTGGATATTAATAAATGGCAGAAGATAACAACAACGAAAATTCTTTTTTAAATGCCGACTACATCTATGAAGATGTTGAAGGTGAAGCAGGAAAAAATTTAAATCTCATTCCTGACCAAAAGAATAATTTAGTCGGACTTATTCAAAGTCGTTTTACTGTTGCTGAAGAAGCTAGAGACGTTGATGAACGTAGATGGCTTGAAGCCTATGAAAACTACAGAGGACTTTACGGCAAACGTGTTAAGTTTAGAGAATCCGAAAAGTCCCGTATCTTT